GTTATGGCAGAAGAGAATAATCAAGGAAATCAGGATCCAGCTTTAGCTGTGAACATGGATGCGTTAAGTGCACCGGAAGGTGGTTATAATCCGTTCATTCATGGTGATGGTTCTGGTAATGAAGGTTCAAATGAGGATGGTATCCCAGGTGGAGACGGAATCCCTGATGGATTGCCCAATTTAGATGGCGACCCAAATGGATCCGGATCGGAGCCCAACGGAGACGGTTCACCAAATGATCCTAACTTGAATGGAAATGGAAATAATCCGAATCCTAACGCCGATCCAAGTCAAGGACAACAAGGTAATCAAGGTTCCGCTGCAGGGGACTATTGGATGAAGCCATTTGAGCAACTCAAAGCGGCTAATCCGGAATGGGACATTCCTGCTGGAATTAATGAACAAAACTATCTTGAAGTTCTTCAAAATGTTTTAAACCCTAAACCAGCTCTTCATCCTGAGATTGAAAAATTGCAAAAAGCAATTGACGCAGGAACACCTTTCGAAAGCTTGGTAGAACGATTCAACCAACAAACCGATACTCTTAAATTAGATGATCGGGAATTATTGACTCGAAGCTACAAAGAAGCTTACAAAGATTGGTCTGATGACAAGGTGAAAGAGGTATTAGACAAAATGGATAATGCCGGATTGCTTGAAATAGAAGCAGGCAAATTAAGAAGTGCGATCAATTACGAAAGAACCCAATTGGCGGAAAACGCGAGGATCCAAAACGAACATGCTCAAAAACAGCAAAGCGAACAAATTAATCAAGAACGTACAAAGCAGATCTCTGAATCACTGGACGTTATCAACAAAGCAGAAAACATCTATGGTCTTGAATTCAGCCAAGCTGAGAAACAAGAGTTTGGACAGTATTTTGCCAAGATGGTAACTCCAGACGAAACTGGAATGGCTCCATTAATGCAAGCATTAGAAGATAATGAAACATTAGTGAAGATTGCAGCAATGATGTGGAAAGGGGATGACAAAATACGTTCAGCGATAACTAACGCTAAAGAATCCGGAAAACAAGCTGTTTTAGGCAAACTCGATCCGAACCCGCAAAATCCACCAAGAGGAGGAAATCAGAATGATCCAACGAAAATCGACTATGATGCCTTATCCGCACCGGAAAGGATTTTCTAGTTTTATTGTTGAATTAATAAAAGAGCGAAAAAATGAAAATCATTGGTACTGGTACTTACGATGCCAATAGAACAACCATGACGAACTCTCTAGCGGCGGCCCTGTTAACTCGTCCAGAGATTGCTACGAACGTAGTGAACTTGTTCGAGGATAACTTCTCAGCGTTCTCGTCTTACTTAGCCCGAAGAGGCTTTGCAAAAAAAGGTCTTGCTCCGGGAACGGATACTGCAGACTTCAAAGTAATCGGAAACCGCAAATTCATGTGGGCATTGAAAGGGTATCCTTTCCGCAAGGGAACGATCATGGTCAATGCTACTGATGGCTCGGGTGCAGCAACAGCTACTCCTGGTATCAATGGAACCATTTTCCTTTTGACTTTGGATACGAATTTCTTCTCTCCAAATGATAACTTGGAGTTGAGCGATCGTAGAACAATCGTTCAGGTAATGAATGAGTATCCTGTGGAGACTCTTTCCGGACAATGGGTGTACAAGTGTAAGCTTGCAACCAATGTACCTGGTGCATTCGTTCCTCCTTCATTGGTGGCTGCCAATAAAGAAATCGGGTTTAGTCACACGGCTTTCCACGAACTTTCTGAAACTGGTTACGAGAAAAACACATTCCCTGAGTGGCATACAAACTACATGACGATCCAACGTATGCAATTCTCAATCTCCGGTTCTGCACAGAACACGGTATTGTGGGTTGAGCATAATGGTCAGAAATTGTGGTTCAAGCAACAGGAAATGGATATGCTTCGTCGTTGGGCTTATGCTCGCGAGAATCAATTGTTATTCGGTCGTGCAACGATTGATGCAAATGAAAACGTGTATCTGAAAGATTTGAAAGGTCGTGAAATCATCCAAGGAGATGGTTTGGTTGCACAGGGAGATTCTTCCTTGAAGTTCCAATACAACAACTTGAACATTAAAACCCTGGAGAACATCATGCAAAACCTTCAGTTGTTGTCAAACAACGATGGTATGACAGAAGTGTTTGTAATGGGTGGTCAGGCATTCATCTGGAACTTCCAGCGTTTGATGCGTGACGTGTTCAAATACAACCCTATTCCTTTATTCGTCTCTGAAGGAGATCGTGAAAAAGGAGTTAAAGTGGCTTTCAACAGCTACGAAATGGGTGGTGTTAAGTTGGTTGTTGCTTGGAATAAAGCAATGGATGCAGCTTGGAGACCGCAGGCAAAAGATATCTACGGAACGAACCTTGAGTCTCACCGTGGTTTCTTTGTAAGCCTTGGAAATACTATCGGTGGTGATGCTAACGTTGAGCTTGTTGCTCTTGGTAACGGAGGTGATGACCGTCGATTTGTGAAGAAAGTGATCGATGGTATGGCTTCTCCTGGAGGAACCGGTCGTCGTGAATTCTCTTCGAATTCTGTGGATGGTTATCAAACTCAGATTTTGTCAGAGACAGGTCTTTGCTTGAAAAATCCATTTGGGTTCGCAGAGCTTTACAAACCGATTTAATCGGCAGAAATCAGAAATAAGATTTAGAAAACAAGAAATCATAAAATATGGAAGCTGTATCAAATATTAAAAGACTGGTTGCGATTGATAAAAAATATCATGAAGCACCAGTCTTCATTGTCCCAAAGCAAGATCCTCAAACTCGTGAAGTAAGGGATTATGCAAAAAATCTGGATCCTGAATTGGCGAAAGGCATTAGTATTAAATTAGTTCCGAAAGAAGACAAAGATGGAAACATCGTTGACGAACTTACGGTTCGAGTGCAACATTTGATGACATTCGATTTGAGTGTGGCAAATGAGGCTTTACTTTTTGAAGTCGTTAAGGAAGATCCAATGATTGCTTCATCCAAATCTGAAGTGAATCCGGATTATCATCGGTATTATATCGAAGATAAAGAAAGAGAAGCTGCAGCTACAATCAGCAAAAGTAAACTCAAAAGAAAAGCATTCGACATCATTTCCGAGCTTTCTTTGGATCAAATGGAAAACTACGCAAGAGTTCTTGGGAAGTTTATGCCTGGTCTTTCACAAAGCCAAGTAGAGTCTGCTTTGTATGAGGTAGCTGAAGAAAAACCTCAATTGATTTTGGATGTTGATAATGATAAGGATTTGAAACATAAGATCTTCTTGAGAAGATTGCTTGATCGTCAAATCCTTCACATGGACAATGGGAAGTATATGAATGGTAAAGATCTAGTTGGTATCAACGAGGATTACGCTATTCATTGGTTGAAAGATCCTATGAATTCATCATTGATCACTCAATGGGCAAAAATGCTTGAAGGGAATGATCCCGCAACATTTGAACCAAGAATTGTAGATATTGAACCGGCTTCCGGGCAACCAGGTTCCGAATCGTATTTAGCTGAGAATCATCAAACAGATATTCTTGATGAAAATCTTGGTGGTACTGGAAACAATCCTGATGATCAGGGAACAAACAATAATGCGTCTGAGTAATGTTGATCACGGCACAAAATATGTTCACAGCATTTCTTGATGGAATAAACAAGGAATCAACGGCAACTGTCACTCCTCAAGAGTTCAACAGGCTGATTAATAATTGTCAAGATGAATGGATCAAGAACAAGTATTATGAAGCTCAGTTGACTCAAAAGAGGATGGACGATCTTCGTACCCTTACGGTGTACGGAGAAGAGTTGCCGAATGTGGGTGTAAATGTGCCTGGGGGAGAGAGATTCGATCTTCCATACAGTGATACGAGTTTTGTCACAACAATACAAAACCCGAGCGGTCAGAATAATGGTTACATGTTTTTGCTCGCTTGTGGATTTCAGATTCAGTACATAAACGATAAATGTTGTAGAACCGGCATTTCGGAAATTTTAATGGCAAAGGTCATGAAGAGTGACAAACGATACGCCATTACTAAAGATCCGTACAATAAGCCATCAAACGATCGTCTGTACTACGATCTAAATGCAAACAACATCAAATGTATCACCGGCACAGAATCGTTCGCGGTAAAGGCTGTAATTGACTACATTCGATATGCAAGACAGATCAATGTTCCCTTCGGGGCTGCAAACATCGATGTTGCTTGTGAGCTTCCTTTGCATGCTCGTGAGGAAATCGTTGATATTGCTGTCCGGAAGAAATTAGGGATTTATGAATCTCCAAGATATCAACAAGCAGTAGTCGAAGATTCTCAATCGCAAACATAAGTCAAACCTTTTAATAAGTAGAAAAATGTTAAGAAGACACGCAGACAGAATATTGATCAATAACATCAATCCTGCACTCATCACAGACGTAGTTGCAAACGTTTCAGTTACAATCGAAGGCTATGGAGTCTTGAATGTGGCCAATCAAATTGCATCACATAAATCGTGTACGACAGCCGAAACACCAAAACAGATGACAGTTCTTGTGGTAATTCCTACTACATGTGAGTGTCCTTATGAATGGTGTATGACGGTTGAAACGTTACCAAATCTTCAGAACTACGAGGTTCAAACAACATTCCCTGCTGTTCGTACCTACTGTTATGAAGATCCTGCTGGAGGAACTCCGACTTCTGCTACTACGGCTGCGGCTATTGCTGCTCGTATCAATGCAGATCCGTTCTCTCCAGTTACGGCAACTGTTGTTGGTTCTACCATCACATTGACCGGAAAACCAGGTGTGAACTTTAATGCTTACACTTCTTCCGGAACTGTTGCTACAACTGTACCATACGCAAAAGGTGTATTGGATTCTCAGTACATGGCTCGATTGTTTCCAATTCGTTGGGGTCTGCAAGGTGCACAACCTACATTGCCGATTCCTGGAGAAGATTACTGCGAGTACCATTTTACTATTCGTGGAATTCCTTCAGAGCAAGAGCAAGATGTTGACGGAGCGAATCACTGGAATGATTACGAAAAAGAAGTTTACTTCTATGTTCGTGCCAATGATACGAACTTCGCAGCATGGGATGTTCCTGTTGCGGATTTGATTCCAATTGCAAACGGCGGTACTCTGTAATGGACATCGTTGTCACAATATCTATGATATCCCTATTCTGTCTCGGTCTTCGTGAGGTAACTGACGATATAGAAGGAGGCAGGATAGGGTATCCTATTCGGAAATGGTTTATTGAAAATACTCCAGTATGGGTAATGAAACCGGTTATTGTTTGCTGTGCTTGCATGTCAAGTTTTTGGGGAACAATAATCTACTGGCTTTGTTTTCTTCATTACAGCTCCGGAAATCTATTGGAAGGGCTTCAGCACTGGGAAACATACCTTTTATGGATTTTCTGTTGTGTATCGGCCTCTTTCATAAACACCGTATTTTGGCTTATTCGCAATAAATTGATCGGAAAATTAAACTAAGATCATGTCAAAGACTTTAGCAGAAGTAGGATATAGCATCCGAAATCAGATCAAGGGATATTTCCCTTCAGATGATGAAAGAATCGACATCCAGCTTATCTATGATAAGTGTTGGGATGTTCGGTCTATTTTGCTGAAAGAAGAGTACAGACAGTTTAAAAAGATCAACGATCAGGATTTTACTCCTGACTGTTGCCTGGAAGTAAAGTGTGATACGATTTCCTGTAATGGAATGAGCACCGGAGAAGTAGAATACTACGTTGAAATTCCAAAGGTAGAAGCTTCACTTGGACAAGATGCAATCAAGTATTTCGGAACCATGAATAAGCGTACTCCGTTCCGGAGAACAAACTTTTTAGGGTTCATGTATTCTGAGTATGAGAAGTACACTGGAAAAGCACCATCATTTACAATTGTTGATGATAGAGCTATCTTAAAAAATCTTCCGACAAAAGGATTGAAATACATTCTTATGATTGCTGTGTTTGAAGATCCAAGAAACATGTGTACCGAAGATTCTCCTTTCCCTCTTGCCCGGCATTTGGTTCATAAGCTTGAGCTGATTATTATTCAGCAATTAATGAGCACGATCAATATTGGTCCGGATGAAAGAAACAATGCACGCGATGACAGTCCGGAGCAGATCCAGAAACAAAGTAAAGTTGAGTAATGGGAAATATTGTTAGACAAGAAGACGTTAGCGGTCATGTTACATTCCAGAATAGATTGTACATGGGAGGTTTTTTGTTTCAAATAAATAGTCAGCATCCTTTTGACCGAATAGTATGGTTGGAAATCGGATGTGGCTGCGGAGGAACAAAGAAGTCAATTGTCAAGCATTATGGTGTATGCATTGCAGGAAATGTTCTGTTTGTTGAAGACAAGTATGTTGTTGAGACAAATACCGCGATTCCCCTGGCAAGTCAGGATTTTGATAAGGCCAGAAGAGATCAACACTTAAACCCAGGTACAGACTTTAGCGGAATCGTTGCGAAACCAGATCCAGATAGCATTTGGAAGATTGCAAGTCAAGTGCAGCCAAAAGACAGATTTAAGCATTAGAAAAAAAGAACATGAGATATAAACAGTTCGAATCAGTTGATATCTCTTATGCGTACAAGATTAACTCAATCAGTGACGTATTAGATCTCAAAAGATTCCCGAAACGTTCTTTTGTTAATTACAAGTCGTTGTTCGATAAAAGGACAGAGGTGGAAGGAAAGAAATTAGCCACAGACATCTTTGTTTCATTTTTGAAGAAACTTGCTTACCAATTGATTGAAGAAAACGACATTTACATTTTTCCGGCCAACGGATTTGGGTATATCAAGATATCGAATACTGCAGATCCAAATAGACCAGATTATGTGTACAATATCGAATCAGAAGGTAAAATTTGGACACCAAGATTAAAATTGGACCCGGAATTAAACAAGAGAAATAAGAAGCATTACTATTTGAGATTCAATCAACCGCTTCGTCAGAAGATGTTTGAATTGATCAGATCAGGACACAAATACGGATAACATGAGCAATAACGATCCCTTCTGCAATCCATTGAATACGCAAAACGTCAGTGTTCCAAACATTGGAAATGGATGTTCGATAAATGTTCCCGGAACAGGGGATTGTAATGTTTCATCCTTCTCTGCGGATTCAGCCGAACACATGGGATCTGGAAAATATGTTTCTATCAAAAGTGTTGTTGCCAGAATAGCAAGAAACATCAAAGGAAGAGAAATTGACATTTATGACATCGCGGAATGGTGTGGTGAATGTGAGACGGATGAAATCGGGATGTATGAAGGTTTTGTCAAGTATCGAAATGTCCGGATACCGGTTAAACACAATCGGGCTTATGTTCCTTGCAACATTTACAGAATTTTAAGTGTACACCGAAACAAATGCTCTATTCCAAGATATCAATGGGATGGGGCTTATATCCGTTTCAATTTTGACGATCCAAAGACATTCAATGATGAATACTTCATTGAGATGGATTATTTGGGAGTTGCCGTTGATGATGAAGGATTGCCGATGATCTTGGATGGAAATCAGGAAGCATGCTTTTGGTATGTAATGACAAAGGTTTACTTTGAAGATTACATGGCCGGGTTATTCCCAGAAAACCGATATGCCTATTTGAATGATCGTCTTGGTCATTACGTGACCAAATCAAAAGGATCTTTCCGACATGTCAGTAGAGACGATATGAATGAGATCCAGATGATCCTTCACAATCTTGTTCCGAAAGTAAAAATGTCCAGAAACGTTGACTAATGGCTTTGAAAACAAAAATAGGAAAATCGGATATCCAGGGAAAAGGATTACTTGCAAATATGCAATTATCCGCTGGATCCGATGTTGGCGTTTCCCATGTTGATGACTGGCCGACCGAAGAAATTGGTGCTTTCTACAATCATTCTGAAACTCCGAATGCAATGAGTATTAAAAACGGAAAAAAGAGAAATGTTGTCGTAATGAAAGATGTTGCACCTGGTGAAGAGATCACGTTAGATTACAGAAAACAACCTGAACTTGAACAACCTGAAGATTTCAAAGCAATGGGTTTACTTAAAATGATGGCTGGAAGATCTGTAAATTTATAAAAATTGAATTATGCCAAAGAATATTAATGAGTTTTTCAAGGGGGACAATCGAGACATTGATGTTCTGAAAATGACCAACGACACCGCTCGCAGGATTCAAAATATGCGAGTTCTTGATGTTGATGGGAAAGGACTTGTACTCACTAATATTGGCGGAAATGAAGTAAGATTCAGTCTTACAAATGGATTTATTCCTCTTGGAATTTGCGAATACAATGGAGTCGGATATCTGGCTTCAGTAAACATGCAAACTGGAGAAGGTGAGCTTGGATGTTATCCAGCTCCAAACTCTTTGGTAAATCAAGACTGCAGTTTAATTGGATGGGGTGCTACAAAGCAATATGCACCACTTTTTAATTTTACCGGTCCAAATCCCCCGCGAAACGATACTTCTCTTTCTCAGCCATTCCGAACAGACTTATTTAATTTCGATTGCTTCTATCAGATTGATATGTTTGCAAGAGAGGATTATGATGGATCTGTAAGTCTTTTTCTTGCTTCTGGAAATAATCCGATTCGTGTATTTAATACTGGATTTAACCAGCAAGGAGAATGTATTTCAATTGCAAGAAGATACTGGAACAATTCATTTCCGAATGCAGTAAACTTGCTGCATGAATCAAATAATCATGCGGATGTTCAGTTTCTTGGTCTTGGTCCCGCAGGTTCAAATAGAGCTGGAAATTGGATGTATTTTTTCAGATATTCTACTGAAAACTTTGATAAGACCTCATTCTTCACGGAAACAAATGCAATTCAAATTACCAACGGAACTTATTCTGCGGAGGGTATCCGCCATCATGGTGCAGTCGGAGGTGTGAAAACGGACAAAAGTGTCAATCTTAGAATCAGCAATCTAGATCCAACATACTCATATCTTGAGGTTGGATACATCTACAATTTTGGAGATGACCAGGAGTTTGGAATAATTGATAAGCTGTATCCAATCGATTCAACAATGACCACTCTGGACATTGAGATAACCGGGTTTGAAGGATTCTTTGAAGTTGGTATTGAAGAGATATTGAGAACAAAGCCAAATTACGATGGTGCATGGACTCATACACAATTGGAGAACAGATACTTTGCCGGGAACCTTTTCGATACAACAGAGTTCGGGAATGACGGTATTGAAGCCATTCTGGAATTCAGTAGAAGCATGACCTGCAGATTTGATGACTCAAAAGCAATTCCTCATACTTCCGGAGGTGCTCCGCTTGGAATATACAATAATGAGATTAATGTATATAATTCCACCGGTTATTTCCGGGGGGAAGCTTATGCGTATGCAATCGTTGGAGTTCTGACAAACGGAAGGGAAACTCAAGCATTTCCGGTTAGAGGTTCTGATGATTACAGTGGACTTGGAGGTACTCCAAATAACAATGGTATCTACCGATTCCCCAATGTAAATGTAAGCCCAACAATTGTCGGGAACAATATCCGCGTTATGGGTGTGAAGTTTGATATTTCAACTGCTATCGCGAATATGCCTCAGTACATTCTGGACAATATTTCTGGATTCTACTTTGTTCGTGCGGAAAGAAATGAGACTTTGATTTACCAAGGAGCAAGTATTCCTTGTTATAATGCTGCCGAAGGAACAGATCCGCGGCCGGTTCCATTGTTTGCATTCAATGATTTTCCTAAGATCCTAAAGAGAAACGAGAATGTTGTTCCAATGTTCGAAATTGAAGATAGTTCTCAGGGTGCTAAGTTCCCATACATTGTTCGATTTGACTTTGATGATTTGAATAATAACGAATTTACCTTTGCTACACAGTGGAAGAAATTCACCGAAAAGATATTTGGGAAATGGGGATTCTATTCTCCGGACCACTTCTTCAATAAAAGTCTTGGAATTAAAAAGGGAATGATCAAACCATTTGCAACTATTGCTTTTGGAATTTTCACCAATATCGATCCAAGTAAGGATGACTATTACTACCGGGATAATTCATATTCTTTTGCAAACGAACCGGCTTTATTGTTTGACATTTTCAACATCAAAGAATGGGAGCAATCGAATAACAATGGATATGCTTCATATTTCAACGAAGGAGCAAGAACAGATTACAACAGCATGTTCTACTTCTTTGAGAAAAATCTTACCGGTACAAAGTATGCGGAAGTAAGAAGTATGGCCGCGGCCTGGAATGCATACATTGGAATCGACACTCCAAGAGATATGCGTTACAAATTATCGAATATATACAAAGGAAGTATAGATCCTTCAGGTTTAGATCCAGTAGATCTTTACGATATCAAAGCAACAAAATATTACAAGATCTCAAAATTCTACAAGCTTTCCGATGTAATCGCGAATCCGGGATTGGTAAACAACACTGTTTACTACAAGGGAGATTGTTTCCTTCAAAGAACCTGGTTGAAGCAAATGTACAATCCGAAATACGGAGTTGGAGTAAAAGATGACGGAGGTGGAGGTATCCTCGGTGCCGGTTTCCCATCATCATTCCTTGACGATGTGATTGGTGAAAGACTATTCACCTTCGGAGTTGTTTTCAGTGTCATTACAGAGAACAAAATCAACACGGAAATGCGATATGGAGATTTCATTAATAAGACATTTCCTGCGGATTACGGAGACGTTTATGATTTTGCGGTAAAAGACATCGAAAAAGAATCTGAATTGCTTAACCGTGGGTACAACGTGGTTCTTTCTCAGAAATTCTACTTAGGAATTGATGAAGAGATTCCGTTCTTCCCGGAGAATAAACCGGTTGGAATTGAATTCAGTCAAAGACATGCTCCGGGATCTCCTCAAGATGGATACAGAATTGTTGATCTTGCTGCTTTACGCGAATACGA